AAATTGAAACGATCGCAATCGGGCACCGGACAAAAGCCGCACGCCGGAAACGGATCACCAGAAAGGTGCAGCCATGAACGTCGTCACGCCCATACACGCCGCGCGCCTCTCGGCGCACGAATACAAGACCGAGCGCGACGCGATCCGCGAACGCTATGGCGAGTCATCAACCGAAGCCGTTGCACGGCGCGACCAAGCGCTCGCGAAACTGTTTCATCGTTCCGGCTGGACACAAGCTGAACTCGCCAAAGCCGAAGGCAAGACCCAACAATGGGTAAGCTATCACACGCTGTTTGGTCGGTTTTTGTCTTTTACAACCACGGTTGTAAATACCGAAAACTCCACTGCCAAGCTGACCGAGCGACGCTTCCGCCGCTATTGGGACCAAATCGACAAGAGCGAGCTTAACGAGCGCTGCCGGTTCCAGCACGTGCTCCGCCTGATCGGCGAGTCGAGTCTGCGCGGTCCACAACACGAAGCAATTCGCGCGCCGTTGGTCCAACATTTCGCCGACGGCAAATGGCACAAGGCCGACACCATCGCAAAGAAACTCGACACCGACGCCGATCACGTCAACACGATCGTGCAAGGCCTCAAACGTCCATCGATCCAGAATCCCCGCGTCACCATCGAAACACGGCGACACGGACCCGGCTTAGAGCATCGCATTTTTAAACGCGAGCGCACCGTCGGGACCGATGAACTCGCCACGAAACTCACGCCCATCGTCGAGCGGCTGCAACGACTGAGCAAACAAACGCCCGGAACCATTCCCAACGGTTCCGTTGCCGAGCTTGCTGCAGAATTGCGAAACCTGCTCGACCACTGGCGCGAGTAAGGCAACGGCCGTGAAAGCGCGGCGGCCTTGCGCCTTTTGCCCCCATTCGCGCCGGGAGTGTCATCCATGTTTAGACTTGAAAGTGCGAATTCCATGCCGCTCACAAAGCAAATCGCCGAAGACCATTTTCGCCTTGAGCCATCGCCGACGGAACGTTCGCTCGATCCGTCGCGGCTGAAATATCTGCATGAGAAAGCACAAGCCAAACAACTCGTGTCGTTCCAATGGGCCCGCGCCAAATGCGGAACTCGCGTCATGCGGATGAACGGCCAGCACTCTTCAACAATGCTCACCGAATTGAACGGCGAATTTCCCGAGGGACTCTTCGTTCACTTGGACACTTACACCGTTGACACCGAAGCCGACCTCGCCTTGCTGTTCCGACAGTTCGACGCGCGCAAATCATCACGCAACGCCAAAGACGTCGCCGGAGCCTATCAAGGTTTGCACGCCGCGCTTAGAGACGTGCCGCGACCGTTTGCCAAGCTCGCTGTCGAGGGTATCGCGTTCTTTCTTCGGCATGTTGTCGGTTCGCGTTCGCTCGCCGGGGATGATCAATACACACTGTTTGATGAAGACAAGTACCACGAGTTTATCCGCTGGTTAGGTTGCGACATTCACAGCGTAAAAACCCCGGAGATGATGCGACCGCCGGTCGCCGCCGCAATGTATGCAACATTCGAAATCAATGAGACTGCCGCCCGGGAATTCTGGAAACAGGTTGCTCGCGGCGGCGACGAATTCGACGAGAACGCGCCGACAACGATACTCGACAATTGGCTCAAGCGCATGAGCGAGCGCGACAGCGCGGCACGGATCAAGCCCGCCCATTACTACCAAGGCGCAATCTTCGCTTGGAACGCTCACCGCGAAGACAAGCACATTAAGGACATTCGCTCCAACGTCGATAAGGGATTTTTGGAGCCGACGCACTAACTGAAAACGCTGGACGCTAGGACGTAGCTCTACGTCCTAGCGCCGCTCTTTCAATGAGGGAGGAACACCTTGGACACCGCCACGCCGAGCACACCCGTTTACGCGATCTCGCAACTCCCGCTCTCGTCGCTGAGATTCGGACACGAGCACCCGAGCGGCAGAGTGAATGTCCGTGTACCGACCGACGCCGATGCCGAGCGTATGGCGGCATCGATCGGACATGAGGGAATTTTGCAATCGCTCCTCGTCGTGCCGCACGACGAGCATTTTTATACGGTCATCGGCGGCCGACGCCTCGCCGGTGCCTCGCTCCTTCACAAGCGCGGCGCGCTCGCCGCCGACGCGCCGGTGCCGTGCATCGTCGCTCCCGATCTCTCGACCGCCGACGCGCTCGCCAAGTCGATCGCGGCCGAAGACTCGCACGTGCCGCCGCATCCGGTCGACCGTTACGAGTCGTTTGCCGTGCTGCAGCAACGCGGCCTTTCGATTCACGACATCGCCGCGCGCTATTTTCTCGAGCCGCGTATCGTGCGCCAATCGCTCGCGCTTGGCGACCTTCACGTCGACATTCGCACCGCATGGCGACGCGGCGAGATTGCACCCGAGGTTGCCCAACTCTTCACGCTCGCCGATGACGACTCGCACCAAGTGAAGACACTGGACAAGCTCCGCGAGAAATTCGGCGATAAGCTCCGCGACATCGGGCCCGACACCGTGCGCAAATATTTTGCGGGCCCGGAAGCCGAAGCGCGCCGCCTCTTGATCTTTGTCGGCCGCGAAAAGTATCTCGCCGACGGCGGCCGGTTGACAGAAGACCTATTCGCCGGGACCGACGACGCGCCGTCGCACGTCGTGCACGATCCGGCCAAACTGAAGAAGCTTGCGCAAGCTCAACTCGACGCCGATGCCTCCGCGCTCAAGAGCGACGGCTGGTCATGGGTCGACACGCAATTGACCGCCGCCGATCTCTCGTCCGGACTCGCGCAAAGGATCGTGATCGAGCAACCGAACTACACCGCCGAGGAACGCGCCGAAATCAAACGCATCGACAAGTTGACCGCGCAACTGGACAAGCGCGCGGCCGAGGCTCCCGCCGACGCGATCGACACCCTCGCCCACGAGCGCGACGAGCTTTCGCGCGCCAAGCTCAAATACTTCGACGCCGCCGCGTTGCGCACATACACCGCCGCCGAGAAAGCGAAGGCCGGTTGCGTGATCTCGATCGCGAGCGACGGAACGCTGTCCATCGATCACGGCTTGATCAAACCGGAAGCGAAGGACAAACCGGCCGACGCGCCGAAGCCGGACAAGAAATCGGACAAGCTTTCCGCCGCCGCGCTCGACGCCGTGCGCAAGGTCCAGAGCGGCGCACTCGCAACCGCATTGCGCGCGAACAAGCACACCGCGCTTGCAACGGTCCTCGCATCCGCCGGGACCTCACAAGCGCCGCTCGCTCTTTTCACCGGCGAACCGTCCGGCCGCGCGTTCGGTGCCGCGTTCAATGAATATGTCACCTGGAAAACCGACATGCTCGTCGGCGCGTTGATCGATATCTTTGCGCGTGCGCTCGACGTGAAGCCGTGCACCGCCGACGACATCAGTTTTTTAATCGAGTCATGCGACGAGCTTAAATACTCAAAGGCCGCCGCCGAGGCCTTCGATGCGAAAGCGTATTTCGCGGGATGCTCGAAGGATTATCTTCTCGAGTTGATCGGCGAAGCGCTTGGCGATGACGAGGTCCGCGAGCGCGCCGACAAACCGCAAAAGACGCTCGCCGCGTTCTGTGTCGATAGCGTTGCCGTCCACAAAGGATGGCTCCCGCCGGAATTGCGCGGGCCCTCTTACAAGCTCCAACGAAAGGCGCGCAAATGAAATTCACGCTCCCTCAACTCTACCTCATCGAAGACGCTCTCATGTCGCATATCAAAACGGTTGCCAACTCCGGCCTGGACACAATAACGCGCGTCAGCCGCATCGCCATGCTGATTGATCTCTACGACGATTGTGTCACCGAGCGCGAAAAGGAAGCAAAAGGAAAAGAGGCCCCAAAATGAGCCAAGTTGGAAAACATGAACACATGCCGCCGACCGACGAAGCGACGTGCAGCACGTGCCGCGCGTTCGATGCCCGGCCGCTCGAAATGACGTACCAGGGAATCCCGACGGGCCGCGTCGAGGATCACGGAAGGTGCCGACGGCACGCACCGCGCGAGATGGACTCGCGCGGGTTCGGCAAGTTCCCCGTGATGCACAAACGCGAATCGTGTTTCGAGCACGTGCCGATTGAACCGCCGACGGACGAGCGTCCCGCGCGCACCGTGCCGCGCTACGATCACGCCGACGACGCGCTCGCGCTCACGAAAGACAACGGCCACGAAACTCGAGATGCCCGCTACGACTCGACCGGCCCTCGCGGGTAATCCGCTCGACGCGCCGCGCGCTTGTGGCAAGGTCAAGGCCGTGGCCGAGGCCTTGTCCACAACACAGAGTCACGTTCGCCAATTGGTCGCACGCGGCGACCTCGAATCGTTCACGATCGGCAAGCGGAGCGTTCGCATCTATTGGGATTCGGTCGCCGACTATCAGGACCGGAACACCCGGCCCGGGCCGGTCAAAACCGAATCGCTCAAGCCCCGGGCCAAGCCGTCGGCCGCGTCGACCGCCGCCGCCCGGGCCGCCTATGCGACGCTTCAAGCCGCCGGAATCCTCAAAAAACGCCGTCCCGTGGGGAAATAGCCCCCAGAAGGTTGACCACAACCCCCAAAAGTCCTACCAGTTAGGACGTTAAACGGACACACGCTCTAACCGAAGCAAGAGGGAACACACCCAATGCCCGCAACAAAGCTCTTAAGAGTCTCATTCCTGATCGACCCGGCCCTACTCGGCGATTTCGTGCACGCGTTCTCTGATAAAGTCATCGGATTGGAAATCACACCGGTGATCAAACTGCCGCACGGCAAGAACATGCCGCGCGCATCCCGCGCCGAGGCCCTCGCCCGCCGCCGCACCTTGCGGGATTTGATCCGCGACGCCCTCGCCGCCGGTCCGATGTCGCGCGATGATCTCGTCACCAAGCTTGCGGCCGATCATGACGCGAAACAAATCAGACAAGCCGCCTACGCCATGGCCTCACAAAAAATGGTCACCGCGAAAAACGGTATTCTTGCCTTGCCCGCACCAAAGGGAAAGAACGGCGCGCAACCCTCCACCGGACACTGACCATGGCGGCAATCAAAACTTATAAAACGTACATGTTTCGCGACAAGGACCCGGCCATCGATGAACTGCGGACCATCGTCCAGGATTCGGGTTTGTCTTACGACAAGGTCAATGCACTTTCCGGCGTCGCCGCGTCGACTCTGTATGCATGGTTTCACGGCGACACCAAGCGCCCGCAAAATTGTTCGCTCGAGGCTGTCGCTCGCGCTCTGGGGTACAAGCGCGAGTTTGTTGCTATGACAACGTCGCCGCCAAAGCCGAAGCGCGCGCCGAAGAAGAAGACGACGGACGCGAGCGCGTCCGTTCACTGATCAACCCGCAACCGGAAATGAGGGGGCCCTTTTTCCGACCATGACACCGGATCAATTGACCAAGCTTTGTGAATCGATTTACGGCGACGGCTGGCAATCCGCGCTCGCGCGTGATCTCGCCGTCGCCGATCGTACCGTCCGCCGCTGGGTTGCGGGAGACTTCAAGATTCCCGACGAAATGGATTCTTGGTTGAAACAAATCATCGGCGCACGAATCAAACAGTACCGGAAGGACATCGCACACTTGCAACATTTGGGGGCGAAACTTTGAGGATCGAGAAACACGGCAACGGATTCCGAACCGAATTCGTGATCAACGGCCAGCGTTACCGGCCGATGCTCTACAAAGAAGACGGCACGTTGTGCACGACCGAGCGCGAAGCCAAGGCCGCCGCACCGCGCGCGAAGATCAAATGTGAAGACGAGGCCAAGAACGCGGTCGCGCTCAAGCGTCGGCCGCAACCTGCCGACTATGAACTCGCGCAACTCTTCGCCGCGCTCAAGCCGACATGGGAGATACGGAAGGACTGGAAAAACAAGCAACGCGCCATTGCGGAACTCATTCACTATTTTTACGAGGTCAAGAACGTGCGCCGCGTCGCGCAACTTTCCGAAAACGACATCACCGACTACATCACGTGGGCCATGGCGCAACCGATTCCGCGATGGTTCGGCGGGTGCCACCGCGACCCTGACGCCGACGAGAACGCGCGCTTCTGGGGAGTCCGCTACGATCGGGAAGGGAACGAAAAGCGCCGCGATCCCGCGACGATGAATCAAACCTATCTGACGCCGTTGCGCTTGGCACTGAAGCACGCCGGACGAATCCGCGACCACGAGGGCGCGTTCGTGTTCCGCAACCTCCCCCACGTGCAGCGCTTGAAGACCTATGACCGCGAAGCGACGCCGATCCCCGACGAGGTCTTTACCGACATCCTCAATTCCGACGGGCCCTTGCACACCAAGCACGCCGCCATCATTGCCTTGTGCTTCGGGTTGCGGGAAAGCGAGGTCTTCGACTGCAGGATTAAACAGGTCGAGTTCTCGCCGGTCCCCGGCATCCGGCTTGATCCCAAACGGGTGAAGGAGAAGCGCGGCCGGTTGCAGCAAGGCTCACCGAAGGCCATGGCGTTCCTCGCCGAGTTGATCACCCAAGCGCGCGCGCGCGGCGTCGAGCATCTGATCACCTGGAAGCGCGGCCCGAATTGGCCGTGGGCACCGCTCTCGACCTCGGCCGGTGCGTGGAAAAAGATCATGGACGGCATCGAGGCCAAGCACGGTCGGCGCTGGCGCTGGCACGACACGCGCGCCGCCTACATCACGCACGTTGCAACGACGAGCGGCCCGGCCGACGCTCAAGTCATGGCCCGCCACGTCTCGGCGCAAACGACGGCGCGCTATATCGGGATCGTGGATGAACGCCGCCGCGTCGCCGCTGTGAACGCGACCGAACGGCCCTGCCTTGACGCCGTCTTAAAGACGCTCGATCCGGCACCGGCCGCGACTCCCCCCATGGAGTCCCCCCATGCAAATGTCGTTGCGCTGAAAAAACGCGCTTAAGGCTTGTAAATGCTTAAGAATCGCGCGAGTAAGAATGTTGTTAGCACGACGTATTGCATTTTGGGCGGACCCCGTAACCCATTGATTCTATTAGTGTCGGTTCGCACGAAAAGACAACGAATCCGGCACAAAACCGGGGGGAGTCCCCCCCAGAGTCCCCCCACGCTCCCCCCATAATTGACACTCCCCGCGCGCGCGTTTCACAACGCCCGCGCGGCCTCATTCTCGACACGGGACCAACCAACCCGAAAGGACAGCTTCGAATGGACGTGTTCGTAACCCTCGGGATCATCGTTGCCCTGATCCTCCTCTATTTTTGCCCGACCATGATTGCCGTCGATCGCCGGGCCCGCCCCCTCGGCCTCGTCGTCCTGCTCAATCTTGTCCTCGGCTGGACCATCGTCGGATGGTTTGCCGCGCTCCTCATTGCCTTGCTCTCGCCAACCCTGCCCGCGCGGACGACGCGCAACTGCCCGCACTGCGCCGAGCCGATTAAGGTCGAGGCCCGCGTGTGTCCGCACTGCCGGAACGAGGTCCCCGAACCGCCAGCACCGCCACGGCCGGAACCCGGCCGGGGGTTTATCGCGATCGGCTCACGCCGGGCCGCTCGATGAACGAGAAACGGGACGCCCTTCGCTGGCAATACCGCGTGAGTCAAAACCTCATGGCGCATGCGAGCGAGGCCGCGTTGAAATCCGAACAACTCGCGCGTGAGGAACGCGATCCCGTCAAGAAAGCCGGACGTGAACTCGACATGCGCTCATGGTCGAGGCTCGCGCTCCTCTACCGCGACGATCGCGACCGCTACGCCGCCGAGCTTCGCGCGATCGGCGTCGAGCCGCCCGCCCCGTAAAACAGCAAACGACCGGCGCAACCCGTGAGGGCCGCGCCGGTCGTCAGGGGCTTTCCAACAATCAGAGTGAAAAGGCAAGTGCTTCCCGGATACTGGGGTGATGTCGCCTTTCGTCTTTACGGCGAAGAGTCGCCGCCACTATTCCGGCATGATGCCGGAATTCTTTTTTAAGCCGCTTGACACGCTCCCGCCTTATGTCCTAGACAATGGGACACACGACGAGCACGGCATTGACGCCGCCTCGAACCGGGAAAGGAACCCCGCCGATGACAACCTCCGCCGCCTTCACCCTCCGCGCCTACTTCACCGACGGCCACGCCGTCGACCTCTGCGACGAGCATCCGTCGCAAGCGCATGCCGAGCGCGCCGCGTCGCGCTACATGCGCGACTATTCGGACCCGTGCGGACTCGGCGTTCGCGTCGAGTCGGTCGCGATCATCGCGAAGACTCCCTAACACGATCGAGGGACCGGCGAGACATCGCCGGTCCCTTGACACGTTCGCGGCACTGTCCTAGAAAACCGGACATACCGAGCACGGCACACGCCGCCTCGCACTGGCAAAGGAGACGCCAACATGAACTGGAACACAATCCTCACCGCCGCCGACCTCGACGCGTTCCACCGCAACGGCCACGACCTCGCGTTCGCGTCACGCGAGCGTGCCTTCTACCAAAGCCGGACCGCCGCGCAACTCGCCTCGCTCGCGGCGCAAGCCTGGAACGCGAACGAACGGACCGCCTATGTGCTCGCGCGCTCGTATGCGGCACTTGCCGCCTAACATGATCAAGCTTCACCTTGCGAGGCCCGCCGCGTCGTGCGGCGGGCAACTTGCCATTGGGCGACCGGCGGCAACACCGGCCGCCCGCGTTCTCGTCGTCGTCGAGCGCGGCGACGATTCATGGCGTCTCGAAATCTGGACGCCCTTCGCACCGCGCGGCCGGTGCACGCACACGGGCAATCGCGATCGGCTTATCGCCATAGCCGCCGACATGGCCACGGCCGCCGACGAGGTTCACATACTGCCCTGCACCGCGTCCGACTGGTACGACACAACCTCGACCTATTCCGGCGCACCGAAGCGCAAACCCCGCGACTGACAACGAAAGGAACGCCCATGAAAATTTGGGAGGTCGTCGAGAACGACCATCAGATGCGGTTCTACTTTTACGCAACGAAGGCCGAAGCGCTCAAGCACGTTCGCGAATACGAACCGCCCGAGGGTTGGCAAGGCACCCCGCCCGTTCCCGAAATCAAATCGTTCGATGTCGAGCCGACCCGGAAGGGAATCGCCTCGGCGCTAAATTGGCTCATGACATTCACGTGTTTCAATGAAGGGTGAAACCATGACGATCGAAATCCCCGAACGCATGAAACGACTCGCGCGCGATTCGCGCGGGTTCCCAATTCCCTATGTGCAATTCCTCGACGCGAACGGCGTGCCGGACTTCCGCGTCATCGATGACCGCAAAATGCAACACGCGTTGCGCTTCAAGCTCTGCGGATTGTGCGGCGTTCCCATGGGCAAGCATGTGTATTTCGTCGGCGGCCCGGCCTGTGTTCAATACGGCGCATTTTACGACCCGCCGATGCACCACGATTGCGCCATGTTCGCGCTTCGCACGTGCCCGCATCTCGCGCGCTCGAAAGGCCGCTACGCCGAGCCGACACCGCGCGGCGACATGACCGGCGCAAAGCTCGTCGTCGGCACGATGGACACGGACAAGTGCGAATGGTTCGCGCTCATGCACACGACCGGATTCGAGGTCGGCCGCACGCCGGAAGGCATGCTCTTGATCCGCGCAAAGCTCCCATGGCTCGACGTGGAACGCTGGAAAGATGGAGTCGTGCTCCCATGACACCGGAACAATTCCGCGCCATGGGCGAAGCGTTGTTCGGCGACGTGTGGCAGACGCCGCTGGCCGCCGAGCTTAACGTCGCGATCCGTTCGGTGCAGCGCTGGACGAGCGGCACGAACCCGATCCCCGACGACATCATTCCCAAATTCGAATCGCTTTGCCGACGGCGGGGCCTCGACCTGATCGACTTCGCCGACCGTCTCAAAGTCCACCACGTGAAGGAGTAACACGCATGAGCTTGAAACTGAGCAAAGACGAACGCGAGCGCAAGAACGCGCTTGAGGTCAAATTGCGCGACACCATGCAAGCGCTTGCCGACGCGATCGAGACTTACAACGGCGAGGTTGAGAAGCTCCGCGCGCCGGTCGAGACCGCCCTCGACGCGTACAACGCGGTCCTTACCGACGTGCGCGGATTGGCCGAGGACATCGCCACGCAAGCGAGCGAAGACATCGCCGACAAAAGCGAAAAATGGCAAGAGGGCGAACGCGGGCAGGCTGCGACCGAATATCAATCGACATGGGAAAACGCCGTGTTCGATGACATCGAGGTCACTTGGCCCGACGAGCTTTCAATCGACGAACCCTCGCACGCCGACGACCTCGAACAATTGCCGGAGCAACCCGAATGAACAAGAAGTTCGCCGACCGCCTCAAAGTCCACCACGTGAAAGGATGACACCATGTCGATTTATTCGAGCAATGAACTCGCCGCCCCGTTGTGTCCGTGCTGCACCCAGCCGATGCGTGACGAACCCGGCGACAATGCGACCTCACGCTATCGCAACGTTGTCATATGCTCCGCATGCGGAGTGCGCGAAGCGTTCGAAGGAGATTTCTGGACCGAGCTATTCCACAAGCACAAGTCCGCGATCCTCTTGAACGACCGCACGTGGCGGCGCGCGCACGACCTCGCCAACATTGTGAAGGAGTGACACCACAATGAAAGCCTTGAGCCTTGAACTGACACCGCGACAAGCTGGCCAATTGCTGACGATCTTGGGCGGGTTCATCGCTGGCCGAGCCGACCCGGAAATTGACGGCCTCGTTCGGTCGATCCGATCACAAATGAAAAGACAACGCGTCGACTCACCGGCCGACGCGGATATTCGGGAACGGCCCGAGGAACACGTTCAACAGCCACAGCACCACCGCGATCACGACGACCGCGTTCAAAATGTTGCGGATGATCGGTTGCATCGGAATGTACGTGTTAGCAAGCCACAGCAAGAGGCCGATGACGATCAACACGACGACAAGATCGATTAACGACATAGCCTTGCCCTCCAAATGAACGAAGCGCGGCCCGAGGTCCCCCTTGTGCCGCGCTTCGCCGTTACTGCGGTCCGGCTGCAACGTCCAACCGGTTGCGAGTTCAACGTCGACTCACGGACCGCAACCTAAAACCATGTCTCCACAATCACCCGATCATCGTCCGGACTACGCGCGAGACACACGCGCCCGGCTGGGATGGCATACCGCGCCGCCGCAAGCGTGTCAGCGACAAGCACCAGCGATGTCGGCGCGCCGGTGCGCGCCTCATGCACGCGAACCGTAAACTTCCCGGGGAAGTCCGCCGGGTTCTCGCACACGACGAACATCGGCAGAAACATGCCGCGAAAATCGACGCGTGCGAAACTCTCGACGACGACGGATTGAATCACGTCAATAGGTCCGGTGTCCGATATGCTGCCACTGATCCTTGTTCTCCCACGTGCTGCAATTCACGTGATGCCCCTGCCAAAAGAACTCGTCGCATTGGCGGCAATAGTTCTTGGCAACCGTCTGTTGACACTCGCCGCAATGGTGCGTGTTCTTCTTCATCGCGGCTTTACCTTGGGCTCGTCGGCTAGCGCCATGACCAGCCCAAAAAATAACCCCGCCGGGGCCCTTTGGGGGCAAGTCCGGCGGGGGGCAATTCGTCATCAAACATGGGCATCTACCCCTAACGAGTCAATAATTTTACCTAACAGGTTGATTCCGTGTACTTTTCTCTTTCAGGACACCGGCTTAGACACGTAACCTCTGAGGATAATTTTTTACCTATCGCGCAATGTCGATGACTTCCTCCACCACTTCGGACGACGTAATCAGGATCGAGCGTCGGACTCACGCTTCGCCCTCGCCGCGATGATATTCCCGCATATCGAATTCGCGCGTGAGGTCGTACGCCTCGTCGGTGTTGTCGAGCGTATGCGGCGCGAACGGCGCGGCAATGTGCCATTTGAGACCGCACCCGACACAGCGCACGTTTTCCGCTAGGCCACCTTGCGGCCCCGGGTTGAACATATGCCCGCCGCAATTCGGACATTGCCCTTTGGTGTAGATCGCAACCGACGGTCCGTCGTTCGCATCAACCGCGCCCATGATCTGATCCGCGAGCGCGACCGATCTGCCGCGCACCGTGAGCGCACGCAAGCGTTCCTTAGTTGGCATGGGGAGACCTCAAGGTCCCGACGAGCTTGCGCGCCGCGCCCGCACGATAGGCGATGTCCGCAAGCTCGCGCTCGCACTCGGCGCAATGCGGCGTCTTGATCTCGCGCATGGCCTGTTGCTGCACAAGCGCCATGAAATCGAACGCCATCATGGAAAGCGCGAACGCGCTCAGATGGTTTTGATACAGGTCGATCGCCGTCCGGTTCCCGCCCAATGGCACGACCTCGAGCAACGCAAACACCGGATTTTCTCCAAGCTCGAGACGGTCCGCGATCGTGCGCAAAAGCTTGATGATGTTCTTGCGCGTTTCGCCGCCTTGGTCCGTCGGACCGACGCTTAAGCTTTCGACCGTTTTTCCCATGCTGACCCTCAAAGCCGGTTGCCGCATCCCCCAGCTTTGCGGGAAACTCCCCCCATGTCCAGCGTCATTGCAACCCGATGAACTTGCGCACGGAAATCACGCAATCGAATGGTTCGGTCGAGCCGTCGGAAAATTCCACGAGATAGGTCACGATATAATCGGCACCGGCGAGACCGTTCTTGAAGAATTGCGCAACGATCTCGCCGGTGATGATCCGCGCGCCGTCGAGCTTTGCCGCCGGTGACGGGTCGACGACTTCCGAATCGGGATGCATGCGGCACGTGACCGTCGTTCCGTTCGTGATCGTGAGCCGACCCGACTGATTGAACTTCTGTATTTGGTCCAAGTGCCGGGTGACCGACAGCGACAGCAACGGCCGCGCTTCCGGCGATGCATCCGTGAATCTGAGAATGGCAACGTTCGGTGTCGTGCTCATTGGTCAATTGTCCGTTTCCTATCGCCGCCCGATAAGCCGCGATCACGCTTCCCGCCGAACATGCCGCGCAAACGCGCCGCGCCGCGCACAAAATAATCCGGGTCGACCTTCACCGTGCCCAGAGCCGAGACGACGAGCGTCGGCACCGCGAGCGCAACCGCCCGGACGGTTGCAATCCGCCCTTGATAGAGCCGCACATGCGGCGTCGTGAACACGGCGAGACGCTTGCCGATCGCGCGCACGATCGACGGCACCGGCGCGGCGAAGGCCTGCAGCGTTGCCGTTGCCGATCGCATCAGACGCGGCACCGGCGTTACCGACGCCAGCACCGCGCGAAGGTACGACTTGACACCGGCCACGGTCGGCACCGGAATCGTCGAGGTCGTGAGCGCGCGCGCAAGGGATTTGACGAGCGACGGCACCGGCCCCGTCGTCACCCGGAGCACCCGCGCGATCGATCGCACGAGCGCCGGAACCGGTGCCGTCACTCCCGCGACGATCTTACCGGCTGCACGGGAGGAGAACGGCACCGGCGTCGTCGAGGTCAGAACCGAGCGCAAGAACGCTTTCGCCGCCGACAGCGTCGGCACCGGCATCGTCGTGATCAAGAGCGAGCGCAGAAGCGCAAGCCCGGCCGTGAGCGACGGCACCGGCGTCGCCGTGATCCGCACGAGCTTGCCGATGCTGCGCACCAGCGACGGCACCGGCGTCGTCGTGATCGCGAGCGCGCGAACGAACGATTTCACGAACGCGAGCGCCGGGACCGGCGTCGTCGTCGTGAGCACCGAACGCAGAAACGATTTCGCCGCGACGAGCGACGGCACCGGCGTCGTCGTCACGGCAAGCGCGCGCGTGAGCGCTCGCACGATCGAACCCGCGGGGTTCGTCGATGCCAACACAAACTTGCCGACATCGCGCTTGAGCGCCGGGCCCGGCGTCGTGAACGCGAGCACGGCACGCAACAGTGTCTTGATTGCGGCGAGAGTCGGCACCGGCGTCGTCGAGGTCGAGAGCGAACGCGCGAGCGAGCGCACAAGCGACGGCCCCGGCGTCGTCGTGATCAAGAGCGACCGCGCGATCGAGCGCACGAGCGCCGGAACCGGCGTCGTTTGCGTGCGCGTGATCTTCGTCGCATCGCGCACAAGGCGCGGGCCCGGCGTCGAGGTCGTGAGTGCGAGCTTGCCCGCCGCGCGCGCGAGCGACGGCACCGGCGTCGTCGTGGTCAATACCGATTGATTGAAATTGGTGCCGCCCGCCGTCGGCCTGTACACCGCGATTCGCGTTGCCGCGCCGCGTATCGTTCCGGACGACACCGTCCAGGTCGGATTCTCCGCCGCCGTGTCGGCCGCGCCCTTGATCTTGTACGCAAGCGCACCACCGTAAAATGCGCCGCCTTCCTGGAATTGGCCCAGGATCGTGAAGCCGCTGCCGATCGTGAAAACCGCATCGCCGCCTTGCGCGACGCTCGTCACGATCAACGAACCGCCGACGGCTGGCGTTACGCTTCCGGGTTGAAACGACGACACCGCGCCGACGGTCGTGCCGTTCTGCGTATCGAAGCCGCCGCTTGCACCGGAGAACAGTGCAAAGAATATCGCCGGGAAATTCGACGACCCCGTCGCCGTCGCCGTGTGCCCGGTGCCGACCGTCGGATTGACGCAATCGGCGAAGCGCGAGCGAAGGTCCGCGAGCGTCGACGCCGTGCGCGGCGTGTAGCCGTTCGATTTCGAATCCGAAACCGTGACGATCGGCTGCCCGCCCTCGTCGCTTGTGGCAATGATTGCCAAGTTTGCGCCGGTCGAATTCACCGCCGACGTTGTGACGCTGTTCCCGTCGGACGATGTCGCTTCGGTGTCGACGACGAGCGCGATTGCCATCGATCACCGTCCGTTGCCCGGCGGCGTGATCCGGTCACGCCGCGCGAACACGCCGCGCACATGCACCGCGCCGACGCGCAAATATTTCGGGTTGATCTTGATCGTGCCCAGAGCCGACACGAGAAGCGACGGCACGGTCATTGCGAGCGCCAGAAGCATCACCGGACGCGCCGCCGACAGAGACGCGAGCGGCGTTGTGAGCACGGCTAGGCGCTTCGCCATGGTGCGCGCGATCGACGGCACCGGCGCGGTCGAGGTTCGAAGCGCAAGCGCGGCCGACTTCAGCAATCGCGGCACCGGACTCGTCGAGGTCAAAAGCGACCGCGCGAAGGATTTCACCGACGCGAGAGTCGGCACCGGCACGGTCGACACGGCGAGCGAACGCGCGAGCGACTTCACGATCGACGGCACCGGTGCCGTCGTCGTTCGGAGCGCGCGAGCGACCGAACGGACAAGCGACGGCACCGGCGAGGTCGGCACCTGGACGAGCTTCGCCGGTAACCGCTGGACGGACGGAACCGGCGTCGTCGTTATGAGCACCGAACGCAAAAGCACCTTGATTGCCGCGAGCGACGGCACCGGCGTCGTCAACACCAAGAGCGAACGCGCCAGCGACTTCACGATCGACGGCACCGGCGAGGTCGTCGTGCGCAACGCGCGCGCGATCGAGCGCACGAGCGACGGCACCGGCGAGGTCGACACCAAGAGCGCGCGCGCGATCGAGCGCACAAGCGACGGCACCGGCGTCGTCGAGGTCAGCACCGAACGCAAGAACACCTTGAGCGACGACAGCGACGGCACCGGACTCGTCGAGACCAGGAACGAACGCGGCGAGGATTTCGAAAGCGACGGCACCGGCGTCGACGTGATCAAGAGCGCGCGCGCGATCGAGCGCACAAGCGACGGCACCGGCGTCGTCGTGACGAGCACCGATTGCAGCCGCGTCCGGATCGAAGCGAGCGACGGCACCGGCGTCGTCAACACCAAGAGCGAACGCGCCAGCGACTTCACGATCAACGGCACCGGCGTCGTCGAGACGAGGAACGAACGCGGCGAGGATTTCGAAAGCGACGGAACCGGCGTCGACGCCGTGAGCAACGCACGCGCCAGCGACTTCACGACCGACGGCACCGGCGTCGTCGTGACGAGCACCGATTGCAGTTTCGTCCGGAGCGCCGCGAGCGACGGCACCGGCGTCGTCAACACCAAGAGCGCCCGCGCGGTCGAGCGCACGAGCGACGGAACCGGCGTCGTCAACACCAAGAGCGCCCGCGCCAGCGACTTGACGAGCGATGGAACCGGCGTCGTCGTCGTGCGCAACGCACGCGACAGCGCCTTGACGAGCGACGGCACTGGCGAGGTCGACACCAACAGCGAACGCGCGAACGACTTCACGCTCGACAGCGCCGGTTCCGGCGTCGTCGTCACAAGCACGGATTGATTGAATTGCGTCCCCGCCGAAACCGGAAGGGTTGGATACCAGAAGAACGCGGACACTTAAGCCGCCTTCCGTATGCTCGCATCAAATGCGCGATCGGTGCCCGCGATCTTTTTAAGCGTTGCGTCCCACCCGTTGCCGAGCCATAGCGGCGGCGTGGCGAGGATTTCCACTTGTGCGTTCTGCAACATGGCCTCGATCAATTGCCGCTTGGTCCCGCCGGATTTGATCGTTTCCATGACGCGGAATTCGAAATCGTCGGCCTTCGCCATGTTCGCAACGCCGTCGACGAGCACCCAATAAATCCCCTTGTTCGTGTCCGTCTGCAGAGTCGTTGTGCCGCTGATGATCGACAATTCGGTTCCACCGATCGTCACCGCCGACAATTCCGCAAAGCTCGTCCAGGTGCCGATCTTGCGCACGCTCAAATCGAACGCGCGATCGGTGCCCGCGAGCTTCTTAAGCGTGATGTCCCAGCCGTGGCCCAACGGCATCGCCGGGAACATCCAGTTTTCCGCTTGCGCGTTGCCGATCGTCGCCGAGAACACGACGCGTTGCGTGCCGCCGCTCGCGCGCACTTTCTCGAGATATTGGACGAGGAACCGGTCGCCCTTCGCGAGATTGGTCACCGGATCGAGCGTCAACAGATAAACGCCCTTGGTCGTATCGGCCGCGACCGTCGTCGAATTGTTGACGACCGAATAAGCGCTCGTTCCAATCGAGCCGGTCGTGCGCTCGTAAGCGGCCGTCCAAGTCATGTCGACGGGTTCCCGAGTCCGACGTGCGAACGTTGCTCGACATCGTCAACCGGGTTCGTTAGCTCGACCTCGACGACATATCCGCCCGGCACAATCGCCGACGGCTTGATCTCGATCCGCACAAGGTCCGTGCCCCACGGCTGCAAATGCGACAGGATGCCCGAAAGAAAACCGTAGGCCTCGCGCAACGTGTCCGCGCTCGCGTCCGGCAACGTCCGTTGATAGACCGTCGTCATGTTTAGCTCACCCCGTGCAAAGCGACCTCGTAAGCGCCGCCCGCCGCGCCGCTGCACGACGCCCGCATCGCAAGGCGCGTTCCCGATGGAATGTCCGCCCATGCCGGGAACGGCGGCGTCGGTCCGGCGCAACCTTCGACCGACTCATGCGGAAACCAATATTGCGCCGCGATTTCTTCTTCAGTCGCCGCGCCGACTCCAATGTCGATTGTCAGGACACGGATCGACACTGTCGTTCCCGAAACCTGAAACGACGGGACGACCGCGAAATGATCCTCGCTTGTCGCGTTGACGATTTGCGTCCAGGACCCTTCCGCGCCCGACGCGCCCGGCGTGATCGTGATGCCGGTCGGCACCGATGCCACGCCGTACGTCGTGACCTTGGACCCGACGCGGAATGGCGGATAACCGTTACCGCCATACAGCCAAATGGCAACGCGTGTGGCAAAGCTCGTGCGCTCGCATGCAAAGCGCGCGCTCAGGCGCGAGCCCGACGGAATGTAAAGCGGGAAGGTCCAGAGCTTAGGTCCGCACGTGTCCGACGCCGTGCCGACCGACGACGCGGCCCCCGCCAGCAAATCGGGAATCAAAACCTCTTCGGTCGCCGCGCCAATCCCGATATCGAGACAAGCTTTCGACGACAACGTCGTTCCTTGCACACCCGCCATGGAAACAACGGCGAGATAGGAATCGAACGCGGTTGCGGCGATAAGCTCCGCCCACGAACCTTTCGTCGACGACGACGCGCCGCTGGTAACGACCGTGCCCGGGATCAATTGGCCGTTGGTCGGTTGACCTCCAAGATTATGCTCGCAACGCAGAAGGCCCTTTTGCGGTGTCCACAACATGTCAACTCACCGCGTGCAAAGACGCCTCATAGGCGGCATCCAAAGCGCCGTTACACTGGGCCCGCATGCAAAGCCGCGATCCCGACGGCATATCCGCCCATGTCGGCATGAACGGGAACGGCCCGCCCTGTGCTTCATTCGCGTTCGTGCCATACCAATATTGACTGGCGAGTTCCTCTTCCGTCGCGGCACCGATTCCGATGTCGACGCCGTAAGTCTTCGCCGTTGCGCTGCCATCATTCACCTGGAACGACGGGAACACCGCGAAATGATCCTCGCTTGTCGCGCTTATGATTTGCGTCCAAGCGCCTTCCGCGCCGGATGCACCCGGCGTGATCGCGGTGCCGCCGGGAACGGTTCCGGTTCCGTATGTCGTAACCTTCGTGCCGACGCGAAATGGCGGGGAGCCGTGACCGCCGTAAAGCCATATGCCCAGGAACGCCGCAAAGCTCGTCCGGTCGCTCGCGTAGCGTCCCGCAAGGCGCGAGCCCGACGGAATGTAGAGCGGAAAGGCCCACGTCTTCGGCGGACCGTTAAGCCCCGATGTCGAGCCATAGCCTGCCGCGCCACCGCATAGGAGGTCGGCTATAATCACTTCTTCCGTTGCCGCGCCGATCCCGATGTCGACCGCACCGCGCCAAGCATTGTTTGGCGCGCCGAGCCCCGCGAGCGAGATAAACATGAAATAGGAATCGAACGCGGTTGCGGCGATAAGCGTCGACCATGCGCCTTTGGTCGACGCCGACGCACCGCTCGTGATTTGCGTGCCCGGCATAAGCTGCGACGCAACCGCCGGGGAATTGTGCTCACACCGCAGAATTCCCTTTTGCGGAGTCCAGAGCATCAGACGACGTTCGGGACAAACTTGAGACCGAACGTGAACGCGATCGAATCCGCGCTCACGACGTTGATCGCTGTAAACACGCCGCGAATCAGCATGTTGCCCGTCGACACCGCGTCGAAGAGTCCGGCTTCCGTGATCGCGAGCGACGATCCCGCCGTGACCGATCCCGTCACTTGGTAATTGTCGTTTGTGACCGTGATCGTCGTGCGCGATTCGGTGCCGACCGTGCGACCGCCCGCCGTCGTCGGTGCGGATTCGGTTTGCAATTGCGTGTCGCCGACCGCCGCCGCGTTCGTGCCGATGCCCCAGCCGATATTCTTGGGCGCGGTGCCCGCCTGAATCATGCGGTTCGTGACGATCGCCGCGCCCGCGTTCGTGAACGCAACCGCGAGCGAAATCAGACCGCGCGCGATCAACTCGCGCAACGCTTCGGCCATGCGCGGCCGGACTGTGACAGCGTGCATATTGTTGCCTTTCTTCTTCGATTCGTATGCGGATCAATAGAACCAGGTCTAAGCCGCGGCCGGGGCGGCCGTGACCTCGATCATTGCGTCGACTGCGAATTTCGCCTGTGCCGCCGCGAGTTCCTCATTGGTCGCGATCCGCTCACGCCAATTTATCGACCCGCCGAGGTCGGCCGCGACAAGCTCGACCAACAGCACGCGCATTTTCCCGACAACGTCGGTTCCGTCTTCCGCCTTCGCGGGCACGTCGACCGTCGTCTCGACGGCGCTGTGCACTTTGTATTTTGCCATGCGTCACACTCCTTCAATTCGCTTCGCAACTTCGCGAAGCCAAGCGCCAATCCCGAACAACACGCGCGCATGAAACGGCATCGGGACATTCACCGCGATGCTCGTTTCCTCGCGCACGTCCGCGACCTCGAACGTACGGCCGCAAGCGCAACGCGCCGAACCCGATGGATTCGGCGCGCCGCATGCCGCGCATTTGGGATACTTGACCGCCGTGAGCGTCGCTTCGACGCGTACGGTTGCGCCGCCGCCCATCACGGAGTCGGCGATTGCGTCCCGGTCGACGGTGGCGTCGGCGGAGGAATCTTCGAGTCCGCCTCGGCGATGAACTCGTCGAGCGCGACAAGCGCGCCCTCGAGCGCCGCGACCTCGTTTGCGTAAACCTGCTGCAGATAAGTGCCTTGCGTCGCGCGTTGCTTCGCCGCTGCAAGCTGGCCCGTGACTTCGGTCTTTTTCGCAACGAGAGCGTCTTTGACCGCCTGATAGTTCGGCTCCGCCGGTTCTGCCGGTGCCGGTGCTGGTTCTCCTGACATGGTGTTTTCCTTTCCTTGGTTAGACGCCCGCGTTAAAGCCGTTCAGTCAAGCGAAACGAACGCGCCCAATTCTGCGACGCGATCCGCGCGGCGAGGTCCGCGCCGATCTCGCGAAAGCTTCCCCATATCGAATCCCGCGCGCGGTTGATGGCCGTGTCCTCCGGGTCATCGATCCAAAGCACGTCGCCACCCGCGCCGACAGCGAAATCGAAAAACTGAAAGCTCTCCCGCACTTCGGTTTTCGTCAGCCCGGCAATCGTGATCAACCGCGTACGGAATGTCACGCCCCGGGTACAGAAGTCTCCGCCCGTGTGCGGGTTCTTTTCCCGCGTCGACAGATCGACGCGCCCCTCGCGCGCGCCGTAAGCGTAATTACGCCCAGGCTTGAACAATTGGCCGATCTTGATAAGGCCGATGTCGATCACCGAATCCAGCGTGAAAATATCCACGCGCCAATAGCGCGCCGTGACCGGTGCCGCGATCGTGCCAATCACGTTGCCGTTGTAAACGACGTCGGTCACGTTGAAGGTAACGCCGCTATCGTACAGGAGCGAGGTCAACGCGTTTGGATCGGCCGTCGACGCACGTATTCTGACCGAAGTCGACACTTGACTTGTTATCGTCGTCGAAATCAGCGCGAAGCAATCGACCGGCAACGCCGAGCCCAGGTCGTAAATGATCGCCGTCGAGCCCGCCGCGACCCGCATCCGGTGACGCGGTTGCGGGTCCAGCAACTTGTCGGTTCCCAAACCGGCCGCCGTGCCCGACGTTACGTTCGGCACCAAGCCGTCGTTCCACGTCCGCAGCCACGCGTGTTTTGCCATGGCTCACGCCGGTGTTTGCGTCAGCGCCGCTTGCCGCGCGGCCTCGCGTTCCGCCGCCTCTTGCGCCTTCGCCGCGCGGAAGCCGGGGAGCGCAGCGACCACCGCGTCGAGCACCGCAACGTCGGCCGCCTCGACCGCCGGGAATCCCATTGCCTGCAAATCGAGCGTCACTTGCGCCATGATCGGAAGAACCACGCCGCCCGGCGGGATCATCACCCGGTGATAGGTATCCGCGAGCACCGCGCCGCCGTCGCCGACCACGCGCTTGAACAAGCGCAAGCCGATGTCGCCCGATTGCGCATTGATCTCTATACGGTCGATAAGCGTTTTCGCCAGCATGAGTGCCCTCAAAAGAAATACGTGATCGTAAATTCGAGCGCGCCCGTCGCGCTCGACGAATTCGCCGGGATCGCCGTCGGCGCTGCATTATCGGCCGCCCGATAGAATCTGACGATCGTTTCACCCTGGAACACGTCGATCGAGAGAGCGTTAAGCGTTGCGGTAAGATCGAAGCCCGAGAGATACCCGTGCGCCGCGCCGTAGCCCATGCCGGACGCGCCGCCGATCGTGAACGGAAAGCCCATTCTCAACTGTCCCGCGCCCGCGCTTCCTATCGAATTCCACGCGATGAACCCGGCAAGCGTCACTTGACGGCCGATCTTCACATAGCTGCAGACGTTGATATTGAGCGTGTAATTGTTCGTGCCGTCGCCCAGGCTTGCGGAAAACGTGCCCTCTTCGTAATCGTCCAGGATGTTCGGATCGCCCGACGCGTTCTGAGATGACGGGAACGGGATTTGACCGTTACAGACATACGTTTTGATATCGGCGACAGAGGTCTTTGCGTTTGCACCGCCCTGCACGACGCGCACCAATTCCGCGCCGGTCAGCGACGGCACCGACGTTTCCGCGCTCGTTTTTACGTCGGCCATTGGGTCATTCCCTCAATTCGAGTCCGTCGTCTTCGCGCAATTCCGCGCCGCCGTCTTCGCGCAATTCCACACTTGCCACAGCCGCGGACAACCCCGCCGGGTTTGTGCCGATGACCAGCATGGATACAAGCCGCTCGTTCGGACGCTCGCGCCACCCCGCGACGATTCCCGCAAAGCCGCCGTCCAATCCAAAACGCGGATAGGACTCGATCTCGCATCCCATGCCGAGTTCAATCTGCCCGCTGTAAAGATCGGTTGTCACTTCGAACGCGACGAGGCCCTGTTCGAGCCATGCGCGGATTTGATCGACGCGCGTTTGCGCTTCCGTGTTGTTGAGCCACAGCCCGGGAAGCATCCACGAGCGCTGTGTCTTCTGACGCGTTTGCAGTGAGGTCGACACCGACTCGACCGTGCGGCCCGGTCCCGCGAGCTTTGACCGCGTGCCGCCCGTGACCGAGCTCGAAATGTCCGTCAACGGATAAAAGTTCACCTCGACCGTCGTCTCGACCTTGTGCGGTGCAGGCTGCAGCGATGACGGCAACGGCACCGGCCGCACATTCGCTATGTCCTGCATCTTGAGCGCGACGCGCTCGCCGGGCATCGGCATCGCCATTGAAAGCCGAAGCTTGCCGTTCCGGCCGCCGGACATCCAAATGCCGCCCGATCTCAACACACGCTCGATTGCATCGCGCACGCTCGACCGGTCACCCGCCGGGAAATAGATGCCGATCTCGCCCGGGAGAATCGAATCGATGTCCGTAAACGTCGCGGCCTCAACGTCGCTCGCTGGGAGGATCGCGCCGTAATACTGCAACATGCGGTTTACGATCTCGCCGTGCTGATTGGCATAAATGTCGAGTGCCGGATCGTCGCCGCGCACCGTGCACGTTATGATTCCGTTCGGCGTGAACCCGAGTTGAAAGACACCGTTCGCGACAATTTCCCGGAATTGGCCGACGCCCGGCGTGCCGCCCGTTTCGGCAATCGCGACGCCACGCTCGCGCACGTCGGTCACGTTGTTGATGGCCCCCGCCGACACCATGTAGGTGTAAAGCGAGCCGAACCCCAGGTCGAAATTGCCGAGTTCTTGCGGGAGAAGATTGTAACAGCGCCCGAACGCGGCAGGCTTCGATTGCCCCTGCAATTCCGTCCCGCCGCCGAGCCCGGCCGTGCCGTCGAATTCATACGGCTGCAACGGCACATTCAACCGCTCGCCAAGATCGGACACGGTTAAAATCATGTCGTCGCCGTCCGGCGTGAGCGCCGCCGTGATGCCGTAAAACACCGGCACCGCCGACGCGTACGTGACGCCTAGATCGGATGCGGTTTCACTGACGACGAGCACCGTCTTGATCATCACCAACCGGCCGACGGCGAGATTGCGCGCCGCAATCGCGTTCAACGCGCCGTCGCGGTTGTCGATCCGGATATCCGAAACCGTGGTCGACACAATGCCGCCGACGCCCGCGCGGTCGGCCGCATGCTGCCGAATCTCCACCGGCCCCATGATCCGCCGTTCGTACGATTCGCCGGTCGAGAACGTGACGCCGCGCCCGGAATAGCGCTTCGAATATTCGCCCGCGATCCCCTCGTCGTAATAGAACAGGTCGAGGATCACTTCGCGCGCGCGCTCGTCCCGCGCCGCCGGTGCGACCGTGTCCTGATAGAGAACGATCAACGCGCCCCAATTCAGCTTTGCGCCGCCGGTCGTGATCGTCACGTTCCGGTCGCCGGTCGACGCGTACGGCATCACGAACGTATCGGCCAAATTGATTTGCGCTTGTGAGGTCCCCGAATCCGCATACTGATCAATGCGTTCGGTCATGCCGTCGACGGGGGCCGTCCTGATCTGACCGGCTGCCGAATGCGAACAGCCGCCGACGTGGATCAAGAGCGCCGCACCCGCGCCCGGAACGACCGCAGCGCCCTTGATCGTCGTCGACGTTTGCTTCGTCACCGTGCCGATCGTCGGAAGCGCCGTGATTGGCACGCCAGAATAACACGCGATCCCGAGCGCCGCCGAGCGCGGGTCCGAACCGCCGCTCGTCGCCCATGTGTAGTTTGCGGGTTCACTCCCGCCCGCGCGTTTCCACCACGTCCCGAATTGATTCGTCGTCGGTTCGAGAAAGAGCGCCGTCCAGCCCGCGCCGCCCGGCCCCGGCGGCGTGAGCGATTGCCCCGGCGACGCGGCGGCAACCGCAATCAAAATATCATCCTGGACGGTCCCCGCCGGTTTGGTGCACGTCGGGTCCCCGCCCGCCGTCGCAATCGCGCTTGCGGCCGAGCGGAACTTCGGCGAGGTCATACCGGCTTCGCCCGCAACAGTGCGGAGAAGTCACCGGCGAGACGATCGAACGATTCCCGCAAGCGCACCGTTTCCGATTTGAGACCATCGATTGCCTCGACGGTTTGCGCGCCGCTCAGCGTCGTCGCCTGCACGATCGGCGAGACGATTTCGGTCGACATGCCCGGCGGCGTTTGCAATCGCGTGACGAGCGATTGCAGCGTCGACTCCGCGCCGCCCCGGATCGATTCATAGGCTTGCGTCGTGCCGAGATACTCGCGCGCGAAGGGGAGGAATTGCGATGTCATCTGCAGATAGGCTTGCGCCTCGGCCGGACCGCCGCCGAGCGCCGCCGCACGCGACCGCTCGTAATCGGCGAGCGCCGCCGCGTATTGCTGCCCCGGTGCCGCGACCGACCCGGGCCCGTATTGGAACGAGCGGAGATAATCTTGAATCGATCCCACCAACGGCGCGTTCTGAGCGCTGTACGCCGCCGCCGCGCTCAATTGTCCATAGCCGCCCGCGAGCGCCGCCGCCGCTTGAGGGTTCGACGCCGTGGCACCCTTGAGCAATGCGACCATCGTATCGGCAACGAGGTCTTGCACGTCGCCGACCGAACCGACGCTGACACGTTGCCCGCCGACAAGTTGAAAGCTCGACGGATCGCGCGCGCCGATCCAAACGTTCGACAATTGCTTTTGGAATTCGACGCCGAACGCTTTGAGTTGCTCGATCTCGCTTGTGATCGATTGCGCCGCCTGTTGCGCGAGCGACAGCGTTTGCTGATTGGGTTTGTCACCGCTCAGCGTGAACGAACCGCCGGGACCGAACGTCGCGGTTGCGCGAAAGTTACTCGGCTTGCCGCCGAACATGCCGCCGAACAATCCGCCCGCGAGCGCGCCGCCGATGATTCCGCCGACGCCGGGGAAAAGGAGATTGCCGAGCACGGCCCCGGCCGTGCCGCCGATCGCGCCGCCGGTTTGATTGCCGCCGATCATGCCCGCGATTTGACCGAGACCGAGTCCGGCGAGGCCCGCACCAAACGCACCGATCCCGCCGAAGCCTGCAGCGCCCGGTGTCCAATTGCCCGTTGCCGCGTTGAAAGACGCGCCGCCGCCGAGCGCGCCACCGAACAATCCGCCAGCGCCCGCGAGACCGCCGAGCAAGCCCGCGCCGCCGAGGCCTCCACCAATGCCGCCGAGGCCGCCGATGCCGCCGAGCGCGCCGCCCATGGCTCCCAACGCCGACTGCATCAACGGACGCACGAATTGCGCCGTGGCGAGGTCCGCGAGCATGCGCGCCCACGCGTTCTTGAAGATCGACAGGAAGTCTTTTAGATCGGCCTCGCCGGTTGCGAAAAACCGTTCGAAAAAATAACCGCCCTCGTCCGACATGCGGTCGAGACTGTCGCGCCAATAATCCGCCGCGCGTTCCGCCGTCTCCTTCTGTTCGTCAAGGCGACGTTGCACGCGCTCGCGTTCGGCCTCGCCCAATTCCTCGCCGTAGCGCAACGCGTCGGCGAGTTGCTTGTCGAGCGCCTCTTCTTCAAGCGCGACTCGCTTGTTGATCCGCTCGCGGTCGGCATCTCCCAATTGCTCGCCGTACTCAAGCGCGGCGGCGAGTTGCTTGTCGAGCGCGTCGTTTTCCAGCTTGATCCGCGCCGCGACGCGCTCGCGATCCTGCTGCCCGAGTTCCTCGCCGAATTCGAGCGCCGCCGCCAATTGCCGCTGCAATTCCTGTTCAACGCGCGCGTTCTCTTGCACGTCCATTTGAGTGTATCGCGACACGCCGCCGAGTTGCGACGGCGTCACGCCGATGTCGGGCAAGCGATTGCTCAAGAGCATCGCGCCGGGGCCGCCCTGCAGCGCCGTCAACGGCGTTAAGCCCATGCGCGACGCGCGCTCGGCCATTGCCTTCTGACCTTCGGCGTACATGTAGGCGAACGCGTCGCCGGTTTTCTCCGCCGCCGTTGCGACGAGGCCGAGCACGCCAGCAACCGCCGGAGCGACCGCCGTCGCGAAGCGCTCCCATTGTGCGCTGATCCGCTCGACGGATTTCGCCGCCTCGGCGTTGTGCTCCGCCGACTCACGGATCAACGCGCGTGTCGTTTGGAGCACGGCCGCCCATGTCGTATAGCGGCCGATCAATCGCGAAAGCGACGCACTCTGCAGTTCGAGGCCTTCGCGGTGCCGGTCGACTTGGCGGTTCGCCGCCTCGAGCGCGCCGCCCAATCCCGGCACGCGCTTTTGCAGTTCATCGAACGCGCGCGTGCCCGTGTCGCCGAGCGCCTTGAATTGCGCTTCAAGCTCGCGGACACCTTCCGCCGTCAACCGGAAAACATACGTGCGCGCCATCTATTCGAATCCCGGTGTTGCACGGTCGATAAGGTCCGGTATGCGATCGGCCCACCGCCGCGCGAAAAGATCGAACGTCAAACGCGGGCCCGGCCGCACGACCGGCACAAGGATGAAATAGACAAGACTCTCTTTCGCGCCGCCCTTCACGCGCCCGCGATAGCGCCGCCCCATGAGCAAGAGCACGTTTCGCCGCTTGTGCGCTTCGACGACGAAGAGGTCGACGCCGGTGCGCCGCGCGAATTCCTCCGGCGTCGGACGATGACCGCCGCGACCGCCGATCCACGCGTTACGCGTCGGCACCGCCAAGTATCGGCTATTCCGTGCACGGATCGGCGCGCCCTGGTTCAGCGCGTCAAAGATCGCATAAGCGAGCTTGCCGCGCGGGAACACGGACCCCGCCGGGTGCAGCGTTTCCTTCCCCTTCGCCGGAAACAGTTTCGAGCCGATCGCGTTGGACAACGGCACGCCGAGACCGACGCCCTGAATCTGATCGCGGATTTGCGTCTTCAATCCGATCGTCGCCGCCCCGACACCGGCACGGACAGCGCTCGCAAGATGCCGCCGCGAGTCGCCTGCGAAGTGACGCGGACCGAACCCGCCGACAAGCTCCGCCTTGAACCGGATTGCCATCGCTCAAACTTTTTTCTCGCGGTCCGAACGCCAGCAAAACGACATGCCGACGAGCTCGTCGGCACGCATACGGATCAATATCCATCGGAGTCAAGAGCGCGCAAAACGCGATCACGGGCGCAGCATTATCAGCGCTTTTCGACTGTCCTATCGCGCCGGACACCGAAAACGCGGAATCGCGTTTGCTACAATTCTCGCGTCACCTGATGGAGTCGACATGTCACGCTTTCAACAAGCCATCGCCATGCAAGCACCGCTCGACCAGCGCTACACACCCACGAAAGGACGCGCGCGCATGAAACGCAAATTCGTCAAACGCAAGGTCTATGAATTCACGCCGCAAGAACTCGCGGTGTTGGAAGAAGCGCTCGCCGTCGCGAGCATCGCCGCGCGCCACGATATCGAGACGCTGAATGGAGCCGACGCGGCAACGCTCGAACCGCACATCGCGCGCGCGCACCGGTTCGAGACCTTGCAGCGCCGCGTGTTCAAAGGCCGATGACGAAAGCGCGCCGGGAACGATGACTTCGGGGTAGCCCGGCGCGCCCTCCTTCCGCTTGTACGCGGGGGCGTCGCATCGCGGAAGGATTAGAACCAATGGCGCGACGCGGCCGGAATCTCTGTCCCGCCCCCCGCGATGATCTCGTCCAATTTCGCGATCTCGGACGTTATCGCCTCGACGCTCCCGGTGACGATTTGCTGCACATACGGTTTCCCGACATAGCCCTGCATCCGCTCAAGCTCACCGGCGAGCGCCGCGCGTTGTTCAAGAATCTCGGCCGTCGTCGGATCGCTCGCCTCGCCGCGTTCGTTCAACACCATGGGTTCGTCTCCTCGTTAGAGCCACACGCGCGCGCGCACGGTCGCGGGTTCGACCGGCGGTCCGCCGCCCTCGATCGCCGCGTCCAGCGCCGCGATTTCCGCCTCGAGTTGCTCGATGCTCGCGACGATGATCTGTTGCACATACGGTTGACCGGCGAGGCCTTGCATGCGCGTCAACTCGGCGACGCACTCGTCGCGCAGCGCCGTCAATTCTTCGGTCGTCGGTTCGTGCGGATTCGCGACTTCGGTTTCGCCCGCGGTCGGCTGTTGTGCCATCGCATCAACTCCTTTTCGTGCGCCTCTTGTACAGCCCGGCGACCCCGGACCGCCGCAACGCGCGATCCCAGCTTTCGAATTCCTCGACCGTCAAGCGATAGCGCGCGATCGCCTCATCGCGTGCGATCAACCCGCCGCGCACTGCGACGACGACCTTCGCTTTGCGGATGGCCGTCCATCGTTTCGTGTTGTGCAACGGCAAGTCGGCGACCGTGAGCGGACCATAGGGGCCGATCACATAGCGCGGATTTTCCCGCTTGTTCATTTTGGTTTCAAAAGCTCGACCACGCGCGCGACAATCACGAAACCGTCCATGAGCGCCGCCGGTTGCTCCGCCATGCCGCCGCGAAACGGCAGGTGCACCAACTCGCCGAAACCGCCGCGCGAGCGCGACCACAAATCCGCGACCGCGAGCGCCTCGTCGTCGACTAGTTCGGCGATGCTTCGTCGTTCGCAGTCAATCCCGAGTTCTGGAATGGCCCACTCGTCGCCCCGTTCGATTTGCTCGAAATCTCGCCGCCGGACGAGGTAAGCGGCGGCGAGTTCGATTTTTTTCGCTCGGACTCGCGCACGCGCGACAGACGATCGGCGAACATGCCGATCAACGCGAAGTCGTTTTCCGGAATCTCGGCGAGACATTCGTCGTCGACGCCCGCGCGCGAGCGCTTGAGGTCAACCGCGAATCCCTGCCATTGGACGAGGAACGCGCGCGCCGCCTCGATCCCCGCAATCTGCCAATAGGCGGCGTCGTCGCCAACGGCCGTCGCATAGGCGGGAAAATTCGCGATGACCTCCGCCTCGATCGTCGAAAGATCGCGCATGCCCTCTTGAGCCTCGCGCGCGCGCGCCTCGTCGTCGAAGTCGTCGCGCCACGCGATGACCTTTTCGCGTTGCCGTTCGATCTTGCGCAACACCGCGTCGAGTATGTCGACCGGCGTCGTGCGCATGAGCGCGCGCACACCGTCGGCGAGCAAATCGAGCAACGCTTCGGTGCCGTTGAACTTGCCGCCGCACGCGGCAATCGCGCGCCGCCATTGTGCGCGCTCATGCAGCACGGGCCGCTTGAGCCAATACACCCGGCGCGCGCCTTCCGGCCCGATCTCGAGTTTTTCCGGTTCGTTGGAAATCATCTTCAACTCACGCAAATCAACAATTCCGAATCCAACCCCGTCGCGCGGAACGGCAAGCCCTCGACCTGATACCCGTTGTTGTCGCCCGGTTCGTTTCCGGTGTAGCGCAACGCGGGCATGGTGAGCGAAATCTTTTTCGCCGTCGCCGTTCCCCATGCGAGCACAAGCGAGCGCGCCGTCTGATTGATCCAATCGGCGAACGCGTCGCGCGTGACCGTGTGCGTCAGACATGGGACGATGCGGCCCGTCATCGATCGGAACGTGACTTCGGCCGTATCCTGGCCGAACGCTTGCGCCGGGTCGTCGTACTGCACGACACGGTTCCCGAAATCGATCGAGAAATCGTTGAACTTGCACGCCGTGTTGCCAAGGCTCGATACCGCGTTCAGGAACGGTTCCGGCGTGTGACCGCTGAAGACCGCCGCGCCCGGCCGCGCGATGTCGTCCGGGATCGCGGGCAACTGTCCGGTAAACGTAAGGTCCATCGAAACCGGCTGCGACGCACGGACCGCAATCGTGCCGGTTCCCATCATGCCTTTGCCGCGACGACGCCGCGACAACCCAGCCTGAACGCTGTCGTGCTGATAACCCCAAATCGTGAGTCCCTTTTCCGACAGAGTCAGCGGCGAATAAAGCACGTTCGCCGGGATCGAATAGCCCGGGGTTCCCGTCGGGCCCTGCCAATCCGGAGCGACGGTCGCGACTTTGGTCGAGCCCACGTAATTGGTGATATAGCGCCGCTGCCCGCTGATTGATCCCGACGTGCCATCGATCGGCATGCCCCGGTAAAACTGATCGACCGCCGACGCGCCCGCCGCGAGAGTGATCGTGCCTGCTGCAACCGCCGCCGCCGTGCCGACGACCGCCGCCGCCGTTTTCGTTTCGCTGAACGCGCACGCGCGCAAGAGGATGGACCAATCCGGCGGCGTCGTTTGCGGTGTCGGTGCGCCGGTGAGCCACACCGGCAAACGGAATGACACGCCGCCGCCCGACACGATCGGGGCCGCCTGTGAAATCGATTCCTGCACGTAGCCCTCTTCGAAATTCGCGAAGTTTGGCGAATAGCCGATCGCGTCGCGGATGCGGATCGCGTCGGCGGCAGGCACGGGGTTTTCTTCCGTCCCGATCACGGCCTCGATCTTGGCAAGCAAGAGAGCGTTTTTGGTTCTGAAGTCGAGCGCCATTTCGGTTTTCCTTTCGGGAAAGCGGGTCGGCGGACTGAATCCCTATGGCGCGCGAAGGGGAGAAACGCGCCATCCCTCAAAGGTGCCGGGAGCCTCGCGAGCCGTACCGGACCGACCCTCGGTATATTCCGCTTACGGATAGTTATGTTCGAACGTGTACGGATCGCCCTCGCGCGTCGCGTAATGCACCAGGAACGAGAGCAACGCGCCTTCCGCTTGCGCGGGGATTTCGGCGGCAATGAAGTCCCCGGCGTCGCGCAATTCGAGCCACCGGACGAGGCCGCCCAGACTGATGTCGGATTTGAGTGCCTTGATCACTTCGGCGCGCATGGAATTCACAAACTCGACCGCGACGCCGCCCGAGCCGAGCGCCGCGACCTGGACCACGAGCCCAAGCTCGTAAAGGTCCATCGTCGAGAAATCATTCAGCGGGATTTCGTCGGCCTCGTACAGAATGGCCGACGGCAAATCGCGCTCCTCAAGAGCGGTGCGGCGGTTAAGCTCGACCGTCACCGCTTTGACCACGCCGCCCATTTGCTCTTGCGCCGCGATCGTCTCGACGAGCGCCAGTACCGCCTCGACGACCAATTGACGGCACGGTTTCATGAGAACACCCCGGCGCGCCACGAAAAGAAAATCACGAGCATCACGACCGCGAACACGCCCGCCGCCGTGATCCAGGCACACCCCATCGGCTGCATCGGTGCGCGGCGAGAATCGAACATTTCGAGTTCATCGATGCGGGCCGCCGCGCGCGTCATCAATTCATGGTCCGAACGGTCGCCGAGCGGCGACGGGTTCCGGAGTTGATCCTGCAGCGTCATGCGACCGGCGACTCGGCGTAAGCGAGCGTCAGCACGGACCACACGTCGATTCCGTCCGGCTGCGCCTTCTCGACCTTGTAAAGCACCTTGTCGATTTCGATCGTGTCGCCGCGCGCCGGTGCCGCGACTTCGGACAAGCGCACACGCACGACGAGGTCGCGCGCCACGATCTCGCTCAAGCCGAACACCATGTCGCGCATGGGGCGGGAAAACAAAGCGACGACGTTCCGTTCCGGCCCGGTGCCAAGATCGCGATAGACCGCGATCTTTTTCCGTTGCTCGTCGAGAAACAGAACGTCGGCCGCTTCTGTGAACGCGTTCACGGCGCTATCCCAGAACGTCTTTTGACGGCCAAATGTAGACCTCGCCGACCGTGTCACCGGACGCGGCGACCGCCGTCGCGTAGCCGATGAACTTGTTTGCCGTTGCCGTCTTGATGGTCTTCTTGCCCGTGTTGTCCCAATAGATCGCGTCGCCGATCGCCCAGGCTTGTCCGGTCGTCTTCGCGAGCGTGCACACGCCGCGCGTGAGGCACGAAATCACCTCGTTGAGCGCCGCCTGTTTGGATGCAACGGCGAACAGCATGCCGACGAGCAAGCCGTCGCCGCTCGACACCGCCGCCGGTGCCGGAAGGTCGACATATTCGCCCGGCTGAACATAGTTTTTCATCCGCGTGACTCCTCTGGATTTTCAACTGACGATTAAACGCCGTTGGACTTCTGTAAGCCGCGATGGTTCACAGCCTTTGCCCCGAAATCGTGCCGGACCTTCACTTCCACGCCGTCGACGCGCCAGCCTTCTTTGGTTTCGAGGAACACGCCCTCTTGTCCCTGCAAATAGCCGTAATCGATCGTCGGCATTTGGCCCGGATCGCACGCGCCGTAAAACGCGGTCGTCGAGCTTGCATCGAGTCGCGCTTCCACGATCGGCTGCAGCCCGCGATAGAACGCCGGGACCGTGTTCGAGGTTTGCGACGCATACAGCAACGGCGAAAGGATTTGCTCGAGCGCCGTTTCCAAGATCGCGGGAATCATGATGTACCGCAGCACGAGGTTAAGCGTCTGTTTCGAGTCGAGGCCTTTCATCTTGCGCAAATTCGTTCGCATGGTCGCGAGCGACGCGAGCGCGAGCACCGAGCCGCCGCCGGTTTGCAAATTGGTATGTCCCGCCGCGAACAACGCAACGCCGTCGGACATATTCGCGTTTGCCGTGAGGATGCCCCAGACGATGTCATTTTCCTTGCGCGCGCCCGCCTGTCCAAACATGTAGGGCACACGCGTGAACGCGCCCATGTCGTCGTTGATCAACAATTGACGCGTGAAGCCGATGATCTTGCCATAGGTCAAGAGTTGCCAGCTTTCCGCGCCCTCGCCGACCGTGCCCGACGTGAACTCGCCGGATTCCGGAACGAGGTCGAGGTCGGACCCTTCGCCCAACATGGTCGATTGCGTCAGCTTGAAGTCGGGCAAATCGTTCCGTGTGCAGAACGGAAGGAACGTGCGGACCTCGGCGGCGTAACCGGCCTGCAGCGTCTTGTTTGCCACGTTGGCGATGATCAACGGGAAATCCGATGTCGTGTGCAGCGCGCGCTCTGCAAGCTGCATCGGTGCGAGCCCGCGCGTAATCTCGCCCTTGATGTGCAAAAGCTCGCGGCCGATTTCCATGCCGCGCATGCCGCGCCACGGCCGCCCCTTGTCGGTCAACGGGAACAGAGTCGCGTTGTACCGGTTCAAGATCGCTTCGGCGACGCCCGCGCGGACCGTTTCGGTTTCGTCGAGGCCGTTCGGCGGCGTACGGATCGGTTGTCCGGTGCCGCGCGCGGCAAGCTCGTCGGTAATGACCGGATTGAGATTCTCGACCGTCAAACCCGATGCGACGTGACGGTCGGCGACATCGTCGGGCAATCCCGCCGCGCGCATGCGCGAGCGGATCGTCGCCGCGCGTGTGCGTTCGGCCGCGACCGCCGCGCCCCTGATGGCCGCCTCGTCGACCGCCGCCGGTGTTGCCGGTGCCGGTTGTGGTGTCGGTTGCGGCGTGGCTTGCGTTCCCGGAGCCGGATCGGTGCCCGGCGAGTCCCGATTGTTGTCTAGTGGCATGGTCGTTTCCTTCTCGCTGATCTCGCAGGCATGCAATCCGGCGCGGGTTCCTGCTCCCGCATCCGCGCCGACGGGGACGAACGAAATCTCGTGAGGTTGCCAACGGACGGCACGGCGAATCGGGACCTCGCCTTTGCGATCCCATTCCGCCTTGGACGTGGCATAGCCGACGGACACGTTCTGAATGATCCGGTCACGGATCAAACCGAGAATCTCGTCGGATTCGGCGCGCAAACCCTTTGCTGGGAAGCGTATCGTCGCTTTGCCCTTGTCGCCCTCGATCCAAGCGCGCTCTACCACGCCGATCACACCGTCGAGGCTCCACCGCCGGTGCGCGTCGAGCACCGGCGCGCCGTTCTGCAGCCGCGACATGTCAACGGCTTCGGCATTGACGACCAGAACCTCGTCCCATTCCTCGCCGGTGAACCAATCGCGCCGCCGCACGGCCGCGCCGGTCGTCCAAGTCACGTCCACGGTTCGCGCGTCTTCGTTCACGTTCCCGAGCGGCGCAAGCCGATACTCGACCGGCAATTCGACACGCGTTTCAGGTTCGCGCGCGCGCGCGCGTGCACGTGCTGGCATGGTCGTCGCTCCTCTTAGGATTGCTTCAGTTCTTCGAATCGCTCGTCGAATTCCGACTCTTCACGAACCCACCAGCCCATACTGTTGCGGTAGATTACGACCGGCACGAGCGTCTCGCGCGCGTTGGTGCAATCATGCCCGCGCGCGACGAGCCAATAAAGATTTCCCGTCTTGCGGTTCCGATGCGTAGGGCGCGCCATTATTCGTCATCGTCGACCGCGTCGTCGGCCGCCGGTGCATCGGCCGCCGCATCCGGTTTCGCCGTCGCCGGTTGCGCCGTGCTCGTCCGGCCGACCTTGCGCGGGTCGGAGTCGAGCACAATTCCGAGCTTGTCCAAAAGCTCGTCCTGCCGGTTGCGTTCCAGAAGATATTCTTCCGGGTCCGCGCCCGTTGCCGCGATCACGTCAAACAGATTGCGCGTGCCGGTGCGGATCGCTTCGCGCGACGCCTCGACATCGTTTTTCGGATCGAGGAACCGGCGGCCCGGCGGGCCCCAGGTCGGCGACCACGGGTCGGCCTCGTTCCGCATGCCAAGCCCGGCCGCAAGCTGGCCGACGCGTTGCCACACCGGACGGCAGAACAACGGAATCATCATGAGCCATTGCCATTGGTCGACCTGCTCGTCGAAATCGATTTGCCCGACGCGCGTCGACGAGAAATTCACGTCTTTGAGGTCGCCGGAAATCATCGAATA